TGACTACCTTCAGTTAGTTAAGGCTTCTGGTGCTTCAAGAGAACAAGAGGTTGCTGTTGTGGCTCGTGAGTTAAAGAATATAGCTAAAGAGTTGAACATAACAGTTGTTGCTTTATCTCAGCTAAGTAGAGGTGTAGAACGTAGAGATGGGTGTAGACCTAGTCTGTCTGACCTTCGTGAGTCTGGTGAGATAGAACAAGCATCAGATATTGTTATGCTCGTGTATAGACCTGAGTACTATGGCATCATGAATGATGATAGTGGAAGGTCAACAGAAGGACTGGTAGACCTTATTATAGCTAAGGGAAGGAATATAGGTACTGGTACTTTACCACTAGTGTTTAAGAAGGAGTTTACAAAGTTTGTTGATCCACAAGATTTTACTGAAAAGTTTATTTCAGCACAACCAAATGAATCGTTTTAGTTATGAAAGATACATCAAAAAGAATAAGGAAGGTGAATAACCTAAGTGCGATAGAGAAAATTACTTCTCGTGTAGAACGCATAAGCATGAGTAAGAAAGATAAAGAAGTAGTTTTAGATATAATTAAAGCCTTGTATGAGTTTAGAGAAATATCTATAAACATTGTAGATACCAGAAATAGATACCTAGTAGATACAAATGTTGCTATAGCCTCGTGTATAAGAAATAATTTGTCGTTGTCTTTTCAGTTGATAGGTAATATCTTTAATAAGCACCACGCATCTATAGTACATTATTGTGGGAATCATGATAACTTGTACACATATGATAGGAACTACAAGGAAATGTACGACATGGCTTATGGCATTGTTGAGAATCATGGTATTAAGGATAATATTGTAGAATCTGTCTTAAGCACAGAGGGTGAGAGTGCAAAAAACAGAAGGACGCATAGAATTAAATTACTGGAGAGAGAGAATAGGGCTTTAAAGCATAGCCTGACTGTCGCTAATAGTAAGATAGATAAGTTAAATGAAACCATTCAAAGGTTATCTAAAATATCAAACTGGTAGTATGAGAAAGGAGATATATTACGCAAAGATAAACTATGAGTGGAGGGTAGTTAGATACGTTAAGGGTGTTGAAAAACCAGCTAAGAACTGGAACAAGGCTAGTATTACAACTACTACAACAGATATAAATGTTGAAGATCTTAATAATAATAAGTTCTACATGAAAAGACTCAGGTATAAACATAAATCTTCTCACGACATACAAGTTAGGGTTACTAGTATAGAAAACCCTAAGTACTTGTGCATGTCTAACGATGTATATTAAAACACGCTTATGAAATTATTTTGTGAAAACTGTCAAAAAACAACTGATGTTACTAAATTTACAATGAAAGTAGTTGATAACAAGGTAATTAAACCTGAGTCAATCTGCGATTGTGGTAAGCAAATGAAAGACGTGTCAGAGTACAACGGTTTTGGTGGCATCATTAAGAGGCCAGGAGGAAAAGTAAAAGGTAAAAATTAAATTAAGTCTAACAATTAAATTAAATTAACATGGTTTTATTACCCGTATTAGTATTAGTAACTATATCTGTTTTAGTTGCTTGGGACATGGTTAAATACTCTAAAAAAATTAAAGAAAATGAAGAAGATAATCAAAGGCGTGCTAGAAGTGTCGAAAAAAAGAAACCTAAGTCTAAAAGTAGTCCAAAGATTTCTGAAGATCAAGTATCGAATAAACGCAAGTATAAAAGTGCTAAGAAAAAGGCTATTAAATCTAAAGTAAAGAAAAATGCAAGAACAAATAAAGAAAAAGTGTGATGAGATAAGGGATCTTCTCTTAGAGAAAAACAAGTCTTATGGCAACTCAGTATTTGACAAAGGAGTCTTGTTTAATGTTGATCCTATGTACGCTATTCAAGCTCGTATAAACGACAAACTAAATCGTATTAAGAGTAAAAAGACTTACATGAGTGAGAACGATTTACTAGACTTAACGGGTTACCTAATACTTCTTCAGGTTCATATGGATGAAGTTAGTAGAAGGATGAATGAGACCATTAAGTCTGCAGAAAAGTACGAAGGAAGCGAAACACCATTCACTTACGAGTGGTCTATAGATAAAGATAATGAGACTAGAGCCTAGATTTGAGACTAACGAGGATAGAGAGAGAGAGGCTGAAACTCTTCGTATCCTCCTCGAAGGAAAAGATTTAACCTTTGAGCAGTTAGGTAAGTACGCACCAGTAGATGCTGAGATTATAGATAACAAGACTATGAAGGTTGTGTCCTTGTGTGAGATTAAAACAATGTCTCTAAAGATGGAAAACATAGAAAGGGTTAGGACTTCTGTAAGAAAGATACAACATTGTCAGAAAGAAGCCCTTCATAAAGGACTACCTTTATGTATAGCTTGGAGATTTCTCGATGGAATTGGTTATATTTGGATGCACGAAATAACAAAAGCCACAGTTGAGTGGGGTGGCATGAAGAACCCACGACCAGGATCTATATGGGATAGAGAACTTTTATTTTATATAGACCTAGATTTACTAACTATAATTAAATTTTAGACATGAACAAGCAACAGAAAGATCAAGATCAAAAGTACAAGTACTTAAAGTTTGACTGCGAAATGAGAGCTAGAGTATTAGAGATAGCCTCAGGATTACCAACAAGTAAGAACGCTAAGTCTCTTTTAGAGAACGCAGGTAAGCTTGCTAAATATGTATTTGGCATACCAGAAGCTCCTAAGGAAAAGAAATAATTCGTATCTTGCGTGCTATAATATAGTTTAGTATGGCACGAAATAAATTAGCTGGTAAGATTAACGGTAAGAGTAAGAGTTCTAAGCATTACGCTAAAAATCCTGGCTCTAGAAAAAAGAAAAACGAATACGATAAGGAGTACTCTTCGTCTGAGGAGAGAAAAAAATATCGTGTTAAGTTAAATCTTTTTAATAGAAAAAAAGGTAAGAAGGGTGATGGTAAGGATGCTTCTCACACCAAAAATGGTGGACTAGTTATGGAAGGTCAGTCTAAAAATAGAGCAAGGAATAGAGGTAAAAAATAATTATTTTTGTACCTTGCTTTGATGCGATTTAAAAGACGAAAGGGAAAGCAGATAACTAAAGCTAAGAAGCACGTTGTAGATGGTATTACGTTTGCATCAGGACTAGAGCTTTACTGCTACAAAGCCCTCAAGAAAGCAAAAATCCCCCACGAGTATGAAGGAAAGACCTTCGAGCTTGTACAAAAATTCAAGTTCGAGGGTCTCCTCATGGACAAAGGGAAAACGAAAGGTAAAACAACCTTTAAACAAAAGCCTGGTAACATAAGAAATATATCTTACACGCCAGACTTTATTAATTTAGAGGAGGGTTTTATTATAGAAACTAAAGGTATAAGAACGCCTGAGTTTAAGATGAGGTTTAAACTATTTTTAAAGCATCTTTATGATACTGATCAAAAACTGGATGTCTACGTTCCATCAAATCAAAAGGAAGTTGACGCAACTATAAACCTTATTCTAAGCAGAAGTTCTTTTAAAAAATAGCTCTCCGTTTTTTTACTTATTTATAAGTTTTTGGATTTAATTTGTTTCGGAGAGTTTAGTACGTGAGCAAGCTACGTGAACGCTGCAAAATATACGAGAGTGGGCTGCGTGAGTGCTACATATCTAAATCCTAGCTTTAAGCAATATGGGCTAGGTTGTTCTTGTATTCGGGGGGGTGTTGAGATTTGGTCGTCCATGCGACCCCCCAATACTTTTTAAAATAATATAGTAATGCTACACGATAAAGATGAGGATTTAATAGACGCTTTAAAAAGATCAGACGAGTCTAAAGATAAGTTGTTTGAATCTTGGATAGTAGATCTGGTAGACCCAGAAGACGAGGGAGAATCTTGTGAGGATGGTTGTTGTGGAGATAACTGTGAATAATGACAGACAACAAAGATAAAAAGAGACCTAAGGGTAACATTAAGTTTAATATAACCCTATCTGAAGAACAGAAGAGGGCTAAAGAAAGTATCTTGAGTCACGCTTTTAGTTTTGTAATAGGAAAGGCTGGATCTGGTAAGACCCTCCTTGCTGTTCAGGTTGCTCTTGATATGTTCTTTAAAAGGCAGTATAGTAAGATTATAATTACTAGACCTACCATAGCTACTGAAGATAATGGTTTCCTACCAGGTAGCGAGAAAGAAAAGCTTGAGCCTTGGCTTGTACCAATCATGTCAAACATGCGTAAGGTTTACAATAAGGCTGATAAGATTAATGGTATGGTTGAGAAAGGAGAGATAGAGCTTGTGTCCTTATCTCACTTTAGAGGTCGAACATTTGATAGTTCTGTAGTTATAGTAGATGAGTTTCAGAACTTAACTAAGGCTCAGTTTCGTATGGCTTTAGGTAGGCTAGGTAAAGATTCTATAATGATATTCTGTGGAGACAATCAGCAGATCGACCTTAAGGATCAGAACTACTCAGCTATACATGACGTTGCAAAAATAAAGGATAGTGATTTTGTATTCAAGGTTATACTAGAAGATAACCATAGGCATCAAGCTATTGATGACGTTCTCAAGCTACTTAGTGGCTACTAGTCCCAGATAACATAAAAGCAAATAACACCAGCAAAGACTTGTATTTCGTTGTATGGTGCCTCTTCTATTGGTGCGAACACTCTCACGCCTAACAAGAAACCATTTACTAATTGTATTCCTATCTCCATAAAGCTAATATACAAAAAAAAGGGAGGACATCACTCCTCCCTTACAACCAAAACCAAAAATCGTTAGAAATTGTTAGAACAACAATCAAAAGAATTTTAGATAATACAAATCTAACTAATTAATTTAAATTATCAAAAGCTTCCTTGTTGTATTTGATATAGTTTTTAACATAGGAGCTAACACCTGCAGCACTAAGAACAGCGTCTATATCTTGTTCGTGCAAGTCTCCATAGTACTTACAAGCTGTAACAAAGTTCATCAGGTCTTCAACTTTACTTGATAAGGCCTCATCAGAACCTATGATTCCTATATACCTTGGGTCTTCTAGGTCTTTGTATGACATACCAAGCTGATCTAATGAAGCCTGCATAAACCCATACCTTTTCTTAGCTCCAAAGAATAAAGCTTTATTAATGTTAACTCTTTGAAGTGTAACACCAAGTAGTCTTATAGCTGCGTTCTCACCAGAGATAGTCTCATCTTTCATCTCTTCATCTAGTAGTATATCATTCTCGTCACCAGAAAACATTTCTTGAGCTAGTATAGTAGCGTTCTTAATCATTGATGGTGATAAGTCATCCAACAAAGAGTTCATTACTTGCATACCAGCATCAGTATAACTATAACCTTTTCTTATAAGTTTATCATAAAGATCGTCAGCATCAGATAACGCTTTAATAGTTATATCTGTGCCTAAGAATGGTCCAATAAACTCTTCAAAAAGTTGAGAGAACCTCGTAGCCTCACCCTCTTTTGGTAACTCGTCAAGCATAATTCTCATCATGTTTTTCTGGAATCCAGTACCATCAATCTTACTTGAGTCAAAGAAGTCTACATAAGCATCATTGTTTAACTGACCAGGGAAACTTTTTCTATCTTCAAATCCTTTAGCCTGTATAGATAGGTTACCAGAAGTATTATAATGAGGAACTACAAGTCTAAACATCTTGTTAGGATTGTTTTCACTCATCTTAGTTCCATAAATACTTTCGTCTTCCTCATCTTCACCAGAAAATTGAGATAGTCCAAGTACAGCCAACGCACTGTATGCTGCGTCCATTGCTATATTATTAGCTATAACACCAGACATTCTTTCCACACCTATCTTTCTTATTGTTGGGCTATCACTAGACAACTCTTCTTTTGCTATCAACGCTGAGTTATAACTAACTCTTAAACTTTCTGACTGGAACGAAACGAATGTACCAAACAGAGGAAACTTACCTATTTTTCTAACAATGTTAGGAACTTTAGAGTAGTTAGGGTATACGTTATTTACTATGTCTGCAGCCTTATTCATGGCTTCAGCTTCAGATAATCCTGCCTTTTGGTACCTAGCTTTTTCAACTAAAAATCCATATATCTTGAAGATCTCATCCTCAGACTGGTATAGTTTATTAATAGCTCTAGGTATTCCATTAAGTGCTGAAACCATGTTGTTAAGCTTAGACTCTTTGTGCATAGAAATATCAAAGTCAGATTTTGCAAGGTCTTCATACAAATCGTTTATAAGACCAACCTCTGTATCTTGACTCATTATTCCTTTACTCTGTAAAAACTGATAAATCTCTTGCTTACCACTCTCAGGTTGGTATCTAAAATTGTTAACAACTATCTTAAGAGAGGCTATAGCATTTTTCACTCTATCAATGTTTAATGGTATATGACCACTTTGTAGTACGAATGCAAAGTTACCTATTAAGTTTCTAAGGTGAGTTGGGAAGTTACCTACAGTCTTAGACCATTTAGTAAGTAGGGTTAATGCGTACAAAGTGTTCATTGCAAATCCTTGATGCT